CACCATTCTGGCTTATCCGCATAACGCGGCCGTATTCCGAACCTTGCTTAGCTTAGATGCTTAATTAAAAATGTTGGGTGAGTGTAGAGAGATTGCTCCCTCAGCTCACTTAATAAATTAAAGAGAACATCGACGTTGACCAAGGATTATCAGAAAAGCTCCCGAGGGAGTTTACACTTTCCTGACACTTGCCTTGTATACTAAACTACCCAGGCTTGGAATCCCCGACTTATGGTCGCGAGGAAAATACTATACCAAGATACTGGGCATAAGCCTAGTGTTCCTCCTCTTTCGAGGGTTCGTCGACTGCAAGGGTTAATAGCCCTTGACTTATTTTGTCGTTGAACGGAATGGACGTGAGAGACGCTCCCACCGACGAATAAGCTTGAGACCATCCCCTAATCGATTAAGATTAGGAGTGGCGGTCAAGTTCTCCATCGACGGTATCGCTCCGATCATCTCCTCAATTTCTTGAAGAGACGACCACAACTCTGGAAGATGGTCTATTACTCCATCCCCAAGAGCTGTCACTCTGGCACGTAAAGTCTGAACCGCCCCCATCGCCTCAACGAAAGGATCACGGTAGACCACATTATCAAGGAGCCAAAGAACGTCTTTCGGGACGCCCTTCAGTCCAGGATGATATGGAAACCTACCGAGGTCCTCCCCATGAGGTATCAAGTGTCCTTGTTTCTCGAAGTTATCAGGGTCGAAAGGCTCACACAACCCTTTCGCTATCCTATCGAGTCGAGATAAAACTTCTTTTACCTCTGGTCCTAGTAATAACTCCTTAGCCTTCAATAAGGCCCCCTCTGTCACTTGGTAAGTAGACTGAAGGGATCTCATCGTCAGCCAAGGTAATACTCCTTGGAACAAAGACATTGACGGTCCATGATACGCTACCAAGTAGTTTCTCAAGCGAGCAGGCAAAGACCACAGACGCTTAGTCAGTGATCCCGTAGCCTTGTATCCGTAACCTAGGAACCTAGCGTAGGCCCCTAGACCCATACCGTACTTCCGACATAACTCTAGTCCCGCAGAAAGATTTTTCCGCGAAACAAGAAGCTCTGCCAGAGATACAGCTGAAACGTCATTCCCCTTAAAGAATGTTCGTTTTGCGAATTCAAGGCACGTCCCATCTCTTGAGACCAATGATTTGTGCGCTCCAATCTGGACCCCAAGGCCCTTCATGATCGCTACATAAGCATCAGCCACTTGTCCCCCCATTATCACTATATCGTCGCCCAATACAGCGTAATGACGGTACCAGCTCCACCCCTCTTGATTACGGGTACATACTTTATACCAAGCCCACTGTACTATACAATGGTGAGTCAGGGCCAGCATGGCCCAAGACGAAAGCGCTCCCATCGGTTGCCCGGTGGCATAGCGTTGAGGTTGTGAGGACCCAACACCATACTCATCTTTAAGATATATGTAATAATCTCGTGCAACTAACAGTGACGCCCACGCCTTGGCTAGACGCGGTCCTAGGACCGGGCCTAGCAATGCGACCTGAATTGCCAATGGTAATCGATCCGTAGCTGCGGTGAGATCGAAAGAAAAGAGAGCGTAGGCCTTACGTGGTACATTCAGCGCCGCGCGAACCCAGCCTTGCGGCCGGGAACCCGGACGTCGATTTTCCCTAATAAGAACATCCCTCTCCTTAATCAACATAACCAGCGGTTTAACCTGATTATGAGTACCATCCTGGCGGATCTGTCGAAACAGTGCGAACAACGCCTCGTGTAGAGGGCGGAGTAACCACTGAGTAAACGGATCCACCATGGCAAAGACTCGGATTTTCCCTGCCGGTTCCACCTTGGTCCCCAGTTTTCCTAATATCTGGCGGTACGCTACATTAAGTAGTCTAACTGGCCATTTCTTCTTGGCGTTCGCAAACATCTTCGCGATCAACCTCTCCGAAACATCCACTACCTTCCCCGAGCGACGATCGACCCCGATGTTATGGGTTCGTGGATCGAGCGCCCCTCGGGACCAGCTATCCATATTTCTCAACAACCAAATATTGTTGGTATCCTGACACCATAACTTGAAAGCCTTTCCAAGTTCCGTGGTCTTCAGAATAGCCATCCAAACTCTGGACGTTAATAATATAGACAACGGCGACGTGGAGGCCATCTTGGCCGCCAACGCCGCATCAGAAACAACTGGAGCCGACTTACTCAACAGCTCTGGCTTCGCTTCTAGCAAAGCCAGGGCCGGAATAGGTCCCCCCTTCGCAACCTTTTCCACAATGGGAACTCGCACACGACCAAGAAACTCTCTAAGACCCTTCCAAAAGATGGGAACAAAGTCCGAAAACTCTGCCACCACCGATGGTGAGGCCGTAGAAGGCTCCGTGATCGTACGCAAGTTCAGCTTCCCTTTTATATCGAGAATTCGATATAAACAGAAAAGCGATAACCAATAACGAATTATCAGCAAATCACCACTCTGGATCCGCTTACGATGAAGTACAGGAATAACCCGTGGTAAACCACCACGAGTCCGACTGACACGGACCCCGAAGGGACCCGTGTCGGAAAGTCGTTGGCCGCCCAAGAACTGCTGCAAGAGAGTGTGACACGCTTTGAGGTACATAACCACAAAGCGCATAGACCCTCCCTTGTAGAGTCGATGGACGTACGCCAAGTATGTAATCGTAACCTTAATCAACGACAAGTTTCTCTTTAAACCGATAACTGGAGGCAACAAGAGCATTACCTTCAGCATCGGTCGACCAAGTTTTACCTTGATCAGGCCATTCATAGTAGCACCTAAACCAAGCAATCTTTCTCTAACAGGATTAGTGTTTTGAAATAAAATGCTAAAAGTGTTTTTGATTGTTTGCATGGTTAAATATAATAGGTGTACTCTGAAACTTCGGTTTCCCTTTCGG